GCAATGCCAGTGATAAGGTGAGCAAGTGCTGAACGGAAAGTCTTGTGACCAACCTTAGTAGTGCTCTGTCCAATGCGTACCCAGTAGTAGCCTTCTGACTTTGTGATTCCGAACATTTTGTTTTCCATTCTTTTAGGTTTTGCTTGGTTTCTTTCTATATCTATATCTAATCAGTAGGCACTGACATTAGCAATGCGACACGCCGATAAGTCAAAAAATAGTTTGAGAATTTTTACCGTGTGCATAGTCACTTTCAGTGTGCTCACTATATTTTTGTTGATTTATTTCTGTGAGGCATGTATCGTACATCTCTAAAAATTATTCAGAAAATCTTCAAATTGAAAATACAAAATTTTTCAGATTACGCACCAAATGCTTTTGCAATAAAGATCACAACAAGATTGCACAACACGATAGTGCCAAGTCCTGCTATAGATATTAAAATTTTTTGCAGGGTAGACAATTTATCCCTCATGCAAGAATTGTTTCTTCTGATCGCTCAATGAGTCCATAGTTCAAAGCCCATACATTAATAAGCTTATAGCTAACCCTTTGCTCTTTAGCAATTTTTCGGGTAGATTTAGTTTCAAGCTCAGTAGCAAGCCAGGTCTTATCCTGATACATCTTATCTTTAGGTTTGTCCACGTTTCTCTCCTTAAGCTGTGGGTTCACTTATATCAATACAAATACAAAAGTCTGGATTTCCATCAAAGATGCATCTGCAATCTTCTGATAGATCGTATTTTAGAACTTCGGGGGTATCACAAGTACAATTTCCATTACACATACATATAGTATAGCAAAGATACTTACCATTTGTCAATAGGACATTTAGCTTCTAACAAAGTAGTCTTTAATGACATAAAACAACCACATAGACCACAACGTTTTAGCTTCTTTCCTAAGTAAGGACATTGGTTACAAATATCAAGTCTAGCTTTAATTTCATCCTCATTTGATCTTGGTGAGTTTGGATTAAATAGATCAAGGAATTTGACATCTTCATGTTCATTTTCTGTATTTTCCATATTTCAATTATAACATAGCCTTATTTTCGAGGGTATATAACAGCCAAAGGCTGTCTTGATCAAACACACATTAGTGTTATCCTGATCAAACATAAGAAATCCCCCTATACGAATATAAGGGAATAACTTATTTGGGATTTATGCTGGTTTCAAAGAACCAACTTCGCTGGTTTCCGCTGGCATGACTGGGGTCGATACCAGGATATCATATTATCTTCGATATCACAAAAATACGATATTGGCAACGTATCGCTATATTCCGATATCATATTTATTTGTCCATTTGGATGTTTCATCTTGTTTGGACAGGTATATGGGGTACTTCTCGCCGCCGAAATATACCGCCGACTAAAAGCGAGCTTAATTGCGTATATGTTATCAACAGGTTGTGCATAACTTTTAAAACATACGATATACTTATATTATTATGCAGTGGTACGAATGGATTCCAATTATTTTAGGTTTGCTAGGAATCACCACAGCCATTCTTGCAGCAGTTAGATTTTTTATTAAGTATCATGTACGCGAAAGTATGGAAGATATTAGACATGAACTAAAGCCAAATGGTGGAACCTCTATAAAGGATCAAGTTACACGGCTTGAAACAAAACAGATAGAAATTATAGAACGCCAGCACGAAGAAGATAAAAGGTTCGACAAAAGACTTGATAAGTTGGAAACTAAAATTGACGATGTTATGAAACTTATTATTCAGAAGCTAGGTAACTAGTAACTATTCTTACTAGCCTAATATTATTCTCTTCCCAATTATTACAATTATACACACACAATCATCGTTCTTGATACCAATACCCCAAATATTTTATAACGGTTTGATAACGTTACCAATATGTTATAATTGATATGGCTAGTAACCAGGGTTTCTCTCTCTCACACCCACTTCCTTGGTTACTAGTCTTTTTATTTTATAATAAATGATATACTAGAAGTACTATGGCTGTTATTAAAATTGTACCCTTCCCTGGACCAGCAGGATCTGACGGTAACGGAGACACTGGAGACATAACTTTTGATGGCGTAAAGATTATTGGTGCTGGAACAGCATCTGGCGATGATCAATCAAACAGTACTATAGAAATAGTTCCAGACGCAGACTTATATGTTAACGATCAATATTTAATTATTGACCCAACAAATCCAAACCACATCCACATTCGTGCTGGTGGAACACAAGATGAATCAAACGCTGATCTTATTCTTGGAGGAGAAAAAAACAACGTCTACATTGAAGACGATGCAAGACAGGTCAGTATTAACACACGACCAGATACAATTAGCAATAACTATGTAAATGATAACCTAACAAGTTCTACAACTTTTGTTACAAGTAATGCATCAGATATTAATATAGACTATGTTGTAAATGTTGGCGGTACTGATTATCTTGTTGATGCAGTAACTAATAACTCTCCAACAGAAGGTCTACTTAGTGTTACGGCATCTGGAGCAGCCTTTACAGCAGGAAATACATACACCTTTACTTACGAATCCCTATACACAAACTACTGGCAGTTTGGCTCAGATGGTTACCTCTCTGGCCCTGCAATGGGTGGACTGCTTGTTTCAGGAATTCTTAATGGAGAGAATGATTTATGGCTTTCGTCAAACGACAATGTAGTTCTTAATGGCAATGAAGGTGGAGAGTTTATAGGAAATGCAGACGATCCAGAAAACCAGATTGCAACTATTGGAGACTTAGGTGGAGACACTTCGTTTACCGTCGTTGGTGGAACACTGGGTACTCAGCCAACCTTTACTGGTGCTCCGCTGTTTACTGGTTCTTATGTAAAGACTGGTCCAATGGTTCACTTTAGAATTGATGTTGACATGGACAACATCACTAACTTTGGAACTGGACAATACTACGTCGACCTTCCTTTCCCTTCCAAGTACAACTATCAGTTCGCAGCTGGCTGCTACCACGACATTTCTACTGATCGTGACTATCCAATGTTTGGACACGTTGCAACTGGTGAATCTAGAATGCTACTAAAAAGTATTGATTCAGGTGGAAACTCTGCGTACAACGTACCTTTCACATCAACTCAGCCTGTAAACCTGAACGCGGAAGACAATTTTCACATCTCTGGAGACTACATTGCATTGGAGAGTAGCTAATGTCTGATTCATGTTGCCCTGACGAATTTGTTGGTGCAGATCCAGCACAAGTTAAGTGGCGTGTTGTCCGTGGTGATACATCATCACTTGAGTTTCAGTTTCTTGAAAATGATGAAACAACATTTTTAGATCTTTCTGATTGGACATTTTCTGCAACAGCATTTAATTCAAAAACAGACTCTTCAGACTCTTTAGATGTTTCTGTAAATAGTGGGTCAGTTACTGTGACAGCAGATGCTAATGTTACAGAAACCTGGGGAACAGAAAACAATCAGTCAATATCAGCAGAACTAAGTTTTGATCTACAAGCAATTAGAACAAGTGATGATGTTGTTTGGACACCTGCTATTGGAATTATTCAGGTAATTTCAGATGTGACAATAAACAGTCTTTAAATCATGATATAATAAAGCTATGGCATTTCCAGGAACCTATAACATTAGTTACTACAAGGGTGATACCTTTGAATTTACGATTTACCCCAAAGATGCAGCAGGTAACGAGTTTGACTTATCTTCTTACACATCTTGTAAGTTTAAAATTTCTAATGAAAAGGGTGGAACTGTAGGCGTTAGTGGAAAACTAGAATACAACGGTTATGCCAGCATTATTAATAACGAATATATTCTTTGTGCTATTCAGCCAAGCCTTGTATCAACCACAAATCCTACAGGATCAAACTCCCCAGTTGGTTTAGTCGCAGGTACTACATATTACTATGATGTTGAAATTGGTAAAACATCTTCACCATATAACTATGTCTATACACTTCTTACTGGAGAAATTTTTGTAACAGAGCAGGTAAACGTAGACTCAATTCTTTCTATTCCTCCATATGTTGAGGATGTTACTGTTTCAGATGAAGACTACACATCTATTACAATAAACTGGACAGCCCCTTCATCCGTATATCAAGTATCTTCTTACAAGCTTTACGCAACTGTTAATCCACTTAGCTTGGGTACGCCAATAACTATTAGTGCACCAGCAACAACTTATACATTTGAAGGACTAACTCCAGATACAACGTATTATCTTGCTGTTGTTGCAATAAATGCTGCTGGAGAAGGAACTGTAGATATTGCAAACCAAGGAAACGGATATGCTATTGGGTCAACATTGGGATCATAGGATAAATAAAGTATGCCTGGTATCAATGTTTCAACTCTTAGTCTAGACATAAGTGGCCCAGCTGCTATAACAGTTAAGGTTGATCCTGGATTAGAAGGTGCTCGTGGAAGCTATATTTTTCCAAATCCTGGAAAACCATACAATCAGTCTGTATTTGTTGGATCTGATCAAAACTTTGTCGAACCACAACTTTATGATTGGTGTATTAATTTAAAAACAGATGATGACGAATATATGATGGCGTATAACTATCGACCTATTTCAGAGGGATTTGAGTGGGTAAAAATGTTTAGACTTATTCCAAATATTTATCACTCAACTCTTGATGGAAGTAATAAGCTAACTTTTACTAGTGGTGCAACATCACACACATATGTAGTGTCAGCAAAAACTTTTATCGCTGAACAGCAATATGGTGTAGACGAGTCGGGAGTAGCATTAAAAGACATTCCAGCATCAGCATCATTTGTAAACAATCAAGCCGCCATGCTTGCCCTTACTGGAAAAAGTGTTGGAGACTACGCATTTCAAAAAGATAAAAATCAATTTTTTAAATTAACATCCCTTCCTACTTCAATACTATCTAATTGGGAAGAGGGGGTCAAGATCAACATTTCTTTAGATATTGAAAATCAATATCCAGTTGTTACATCTTTTGAATTTAGTGCATCACCAACCTCGTCTATTGTTGGAGAAAACAAAACATATTCTTTTCCTTTAACAATTACGGCAGTAGAGGCTAATCCAATATCTGGCTTTATTCCTCTTACAACTTCAGGACACATTGCTACACATATAAGCTTGAACATGATATAATTAATGTTATGGCAACTCAACAAACAGTCTTAGTAAACACAGACTCTTTTATTGTTAGTGGTGGAGCAGACTCCATTCAGGTAAATACTGATTTAGGAACACAGGGCGTACGTGGTGGACTAATTCTTTATGGATCTGGAAAACCAGAAGACTCTGGTGTTACATTTGTTGAAACTTTGCAAAATCTAGACTGGTACATTAATTTAAAAACTACTGACTCAGAGTATTTGTATGTTTACCAATATCAAAACGGTACTTGGGTAAAAATTTTTAAGATCATTCCAAATACTTACAATACTAATGAAACTGCCACATTTACTTCAGGTCAAACAGTGCTTAACGTTGTAGTTTCAAATACAACAGCACCACTATTGCAACAAACTCTTACCAGCAAACTAAATGTACATATTGATGTACAGGGTCAAACTAATGCTCCAATTGCTTCGTCTTTTGTTGTTGGACAATATACAATAAATGAGGATAGTGCATATGTTCTTCCAATTACAGTAACTGCAGCTCAGATCAATCCTGGAACTGGAGTTTGGTCAGCACTATCTGGACAAGCAAACGTAAACGTATCGATTAACGTGATATAATTAATTAGGTGATTATATGGTTACAAATATTGGAGATGGCGGTGCGCCATATCAAACAAAAATTCCAGAACTAGGAGACAATGCTGATATTCAAGCAGCTTTACGCATTTACCACTTTGGTTCAGACACAAGCAATCCTTCACCACTTCCAGAAGACTCAGTTGCTGGACATTTAAATGCTTTAAACACAGTAAAAATTTCTAAACCAATTGCAATTACTGCAAATGCAAACTTAAATAATTCTCCATATACCTTAACTGGCTATTACCACCAACCAACAAATTCAGGTGCAAGAACTGGAACATCTAATTACCCTACTTTTGGTGGAACACAGTATGCTGGAATGTTAGAGGTATTGACTGAAGGTGCAGTCATCTATCAAACCTATCACATGTATATTAGTTCAACAAACACTATTAAGTATTGGAGAGTTTATTTTGGTGGATCTTGGAGTAGCTGGCAAACTTCTACTGATCAAATTACAGGATCTGCTTCATCAATTGTTTCTGCATCTCTTACTGCAAATAGAGCAGTAATTGTAGACAGTGGTCAAAAAATTGCTAACAGTACCGTTTCTTCAACTGAGCTTGCAACTCTTGTTGGTATAACTACTGCATCAGGCTCAACCGTACAGTCACAGTTAAATGTTAAACCAACAATTTACAATACTAGCGGTGTCGTTTCAGGAACTCGTATATTTGTTCAAGAGTTAGAGCCTAATAGTACAAATAACTCTGGATATACTCCACAGGCTGGTGACCTTTGGTTCTGGTGATGTAAATGGCTACTATTAGTGCAGCAGCAGCTACCAGTGATAGCTCTGCCAGAGCCGCCGTAAATATTTCTATAACGAATACTGATGATCCAGCAAATAATAAATCTGTAATCTCTTGGTCAACACAGGTTTATGACAACAACGGTTCTACAGGTGGCTATTCTTTTACTACTGGAAATACACATTTTATTGATGTGGCTGGTACAAGAAGAGGAACGTGGACTGGTAACTACGATTTTGGTAGCGGTGTAATTACTGGACCAGCATTCCCAGGACCAGTAAGAAGTGGCTCATTTGATATAGGTCATAATTCAACCACTGGTGCTGGTGGATCTGTTAATGGTAATGCTCAATTTGTAACAGTTGATACTCCAGTTGGGAGTGCGTCTGCAACTCCAGGATCGTCAATAACACTTACAACATTTACTGCACCATCAACACCTGCTGTACCTGCATTGACAAGATCTTCACCAGGAACTATTGGCATTACAGCACAAATACCAGCATCTAATGGAAGTTTTGCCCCACAACTTTATCAATATAGAACTTATGATAATACGACATCAAGTTGGTTGGGATCTGCAAGCTATATTGATATGTCTGCTACAGGAACTTATCCAAACCGAACACCATCTCGTACAGCATCTATAAGTGTTACACCAACAAGTCAGTACACTGTCTATACAAGAGTAGCTAACAACTATAATGTTAACTGGGGATACAGTGGAGAATCTAGTACAACAATTGCTGGTATTCCAAGTCAAGTTGGACAACCAACTGTATCTGCAAGCAACACAAATTCGCAAAATATAAATATTTCTTGGACTGCTCCTTATAATGGTGGCTCTTCAATAACCGCATACAATGTTTATAGGTGTGACTCAAGTGGTAATATTTTAACAACACTAAGTACAACAGCGACTGGAACATCTTTTACAGATACTTCTGGAACTATTGGTGTAAATTATACTTATAGGTTAGAAGCAAAAAATGCAATTGGCACAGGAACAGTGTCGTCACAATCATCTATTGTGCAAACACCAGGTGCACCATCACCGCCAACATTTGGAGCAAATCCGCCATTTAAGGTTGGAAGAAACGTTACAGTAGTTGTCTCCAGCGATTCTTTAAATTATGGAAAAGCAATATCTGGCTATTATGTTCAGTATCAATCTGCTACAACTTCTGATGGTACTTATAGTGCTTGGTCTACCCCAGAATTAATGACACTAAATGGAGCAAATCAAGAGTACACTTTTGTTCTTCTTCCAGCAGCTCTTTGGTATAGATTTAGAGTGTATGCAAAAAACTCTATTGTAAATAATTCAGCTGGAGCAATTACCTATTATCCAGATACAAATCTTTCATATACCGCTAACTTTTCTCCTTCCTCAGATGGAACAACTGCAATGTTTGTTTCTGCTGGAGGACGTAGATATCGGGGTGCTGGAGAAACAAGCCCAAATACCTACCAGCCAACAGAAACGGCAAAACGTTACGGTGTTGAGGGTGCTCCTCCATTAAGCCAAACTGTTAAATATTGGGATCTTTCTAATGCTAAACGTTGGAATGGTACAGCTTGGGTAGACTTAACATAATAATTACGCTATAATAGAAACTTACCGTTATTTTTAGGAGGTAAGAAAATTTTAAATTTTATTTTTTCTAATGTTTTAATTGTTACAAGTATTTTTATTCCTAGTCCAACATTTAGTCTTTGTTCAACACATAATGTTGCTTTTGATTATTCAAAACAAGTTACTCAAACACTTGTTGCAACTGGTGTATCCTTAAAGGCAGAACGAGGACCAGGAATTTATACACCAAACTTTATTTGGCCTGTTGAGCATTCTAGGATTGGCGAAGGTTTTGGTGTTTGGAGAAAAGACACTAATAGTATGCACATGGGAATGGATATTTTTCCTGGTCATGGTGCAGAAGTTCGTGCAGCTACAGATGGAGTTGTAACAAAGGTAGAATATGGAACTGACAATTATGGATATATGGTTAAGATTTATGATGGATATCAGTACTCAACTCTTTACGCACATTTAATTGCTGGATCATTCGAACAATACGGAATTTCTGTGGGTACAAAAGTTACTCAAGGACAAGTAATTGGACTCGTAGGAAATACTGGTAGGTCAACTGGATCACACCTTCACTTTGAAATACAAGACATGGATGTTCAAGTAAATCCTGAACCTTTAATGGCTAAATACGCATCTTAATAAATGTGGTAAACTATAAGAGGAGGAAAAATGACTTATATTAACACACTTTCTCAGTACCCCATAAGCGATGATTGGAATGATCATATCGCTAGGGGTTCGCGTGGAGGAATTGACTATGCTGTACGAAGTAACACACCGATTCCTGCCCCCACAGATGGTCGTCTAGAAAATCGACCAATGACTAATGGTTACGGCAATTACATTCGTTTCCATCACGGCAACGGATTTATTGACGAATACTTGCATTTGCGTGACGGCGGATTTGTTCCTGAAGGAAACTACAAGCAGGGTCAAATTATTGGATACTCGGGTTCGACAGGACAATCAACTGGACCCCATATCCACTGGCATCTTATTGATCCTAGTGGTCGTAGAGTAGACCCTCTTGACTATGTTAATGGTGGTTCTGGGAATAACTCAAACTCACTTAATATTCAAAATCTTCTTAACAAGTTTGGATATGGGTTGGTTGCAGATGGAGTTGTTGGTCCTAAAACACTAGCTGCTATAAAAGACTTTCAGTCTAAAAATGGACTAGTTGTTGACGGTATTGTGGGTCCTAAAACACTGGCTGTGCTAAATGCTGGCCCTGCTAGTGGTCTTTCTGCTGACGGATCATTTGGTCCTTCAACAAAAAAGGCACTTCAACGTGCTCTTGGAGTTGCTGATGATGGTTCGTTTGGACCTGCTAGCACAAAGGCTCTTCAGGCTTTCTTGGGTACTGCTCAAGATGGTTCGTGGGGACCTGCAACTACAAAGGCTCTTCAGACATATCTTGGAGTAACTGCCGATGGATCATTTGGTCCTGCAACTATTACTGCAATGCAAAATCGTCTTAACGCTGGTCAGTTTACTAAACCAGCTGTAAAACCTGTTGTCCCTGATTCAAAACCAATTGAAAAGCCAGTTGACAAGCCAGTTGAGAAACCAATTGAAAAGCCAACTGTCACACCAGAGCCAGCAAAACCAGTTACAAAACCAACTGAGCCAGTAACAAAACCTGTTACTAAGCCTGTGGTAAAACCAAATAAGGAGACAAAACCAATGCCAAACGTAAAGCCGCTTCCAACAGAAGCAACACATGCAGGAGCTGATGCTCTTGGAATTCTTATTCCAAATGCAAAGGGGCGTAAGCTTGCTTATGCACTCTATGGCCTTGCAGCACTAATCGTTAGCAACATTGGCGTAGGAATTATGGCTGCTGGAGTTCAGGCTCCAATCTGGGTCATAGTTGCTAGTGCAGTTGTAGGAAACCTTGCTGTTCCGTTTACTACACTTGCTATTGCCAATGCACCTAAAACTGCTAAGTAGATAAAAACTTAAGACTACCCCTGGAGAAATCTGGGGGTATTCTTTTTGTAATAGTATAAGTTAAAATATGATAAAATTAACTAAGGTGAATACGTGTCTATAGTAACTTCAAATTCATATGCAGATAAAGTTTTTGCAGAGCAGCCAGTAGTTTTATGGGCACTTGACGAAAACGTAACGCATGTTTCTTTTGTGCCAGAAAATGAAAGAACTATTTCTACAGGAAATGGGTGGACAGTTACAAATGGAACTCCATCAGTATATTCCGAGTCTTCGCCAGAGGCACAATTAGAATCAGTAGTCAATAAAATTTTAGTAGGAACTGTAAGCATTGGAGACTCTACTACAGTCTTAAGTCCAGCTTTTGCAAACTATTCAGACTTTAATGTAGACTTAGAGTCGTTTGTAGTTTCTACATATTTATATGCTGGGGATCAGCAAGCAACGGTGGACATTGGATATTCTTATCTCGATGAAGAAAGTGTTCAACAACTAGTTTATAAAACTGTAACTATTGATGAAATTCAGAAATGGGCTTTTATATCAGAATCTTTTGATATTCCTGATTCTTTTTCAAATTTACAGGCATACCTTAAACTTACCTATCCAGCCGCAGGTAGTGTTTATTCATTCTTTATTAATGGACTAGATGTTTCTCAATGGTCAGAACAGTTTAATGTATCTTCTTTAGGAGTAAACACTATAGAGCTTCCAGATAACATAACTCCAATAGGAACAGGGGCTACTACAAAGCCTTATGGCTTGCAAGATACTCTTGGATACTATTTGTCAAACAAAGGACTTATGTGTGCCTCTAATGCTGGTTTGCCACTAGTTTATGGTGCTAGTAACAGCACAAGAATTATTCCTAATATTGATGAAATTACTGGAGAAAACTATCCATCTTTGGTTTTACCTGGTTTTGGATTTATGAACGATAGCGGACAATATTCAGACGCGACACTAGAATTTTGGGTAAAGGTACAAAGTTCAGCTACAGTTCCAAGAAGAATAGTGGGACCAGTTTCATCATCTGATGGACTCTATGTAAATGACTCATTCTTAGTATTAAAAGTAGGAACAAATACAAGCTCTTATTATATTGGTGAATGGGATAGACCAATGCTTATTAGCATTAAGTTGAGTAGTACATCAGCAAGCTTAATGCTTAATGGTGAAGAAGTTATTTCAATGACATTTATTGCATCAACTATTGACTACCCCCCAAAATACGACACATCAGAAGAAACAACAAAAGATCAAGACTGGCTTGCTTTTTATGCATACGAAGACGTTCCATTAATAGAGCTTGATTGTGTTGGGATATATCCATATCTAGTTCCAGCAATTGTACAAAAACGTAGATGGATTTATGGTCAAGGTCTAGATGCTTTTGAAAATATTGGTAACTTTAATCTTGGAACAGCAGTAGCTATTGACTATCCAATGGCAAACTATTCTAAAAACTATTTTTATCCAGATATTGGAAAATGGCAACAAGGAATTTCAGAAAACTTAAAAATTGACAATACATCAATTAACTTGCCAGACTATTCTTTACCGCAAATTACATTTAGCAATAAAACAATAAATGATTTTTACAAAGACTTGTCTGCAATTCAGCCAGAAGATGAGGACTCCTTTATTACTTTAAGACCAAACAGTTTATGGGATAATACTAATGGGTACATTGAGTTTTCATCTATTAATTCTTTAATTCAAGACACTAAATGTTTTTACGGACTTTTTGAAAGCAATACAGAAGACTCTTCAAAACAGACATTATTTTATGTTGAAAACACACTTAACTTTGATTATTTTGAAATAACAATTGAGGGATCTGACATTGTTTACACTCTTCAAACTTTTGACTCTACTGGTTCACCAAACACACCAATTATTAAAATTTATGACAACGCATCTCCATCACAAACATATACCCCAGGAGACATTTTTCTTGCTGGCTTAAATATTGATAATTTTTGTAAGGCAAATGGGACAGAAGCCTTATCCTTTTTTGGATTAAGACAAAAACTAAAAGTTTATGTTGGTGGAAAAGGTTCTTTAAGTAATACATTTTCTGGAAAAATTTATCGTGTAGGTTTTTGCACAGCCAGAAATTTAGAAAAAATTGAAAGTTTGTTTAACATAACTGGAGAATTAACAGGTATGGCAATTATTGCAGATAGTTATGATCCTGTTGAAACAACTGAGCATATTGCAAGTTATACATTGGTTCCAAAAAAGTTTATCGACACATTTACTTTAGATGTAGCAACAAATGGATATTGGCAAGATTATGTTCCACTTGCTTATTTTGGAAAATATGTAACTTCAAAACTTAATGAAAAAGTTTTTGATCTTGATTTTATTCAGTTTAATATTTCTTATCCAGAACTAAACATCTTTACTTTTAATGGATACGACACTACGGATTCAATAATTAAAACTCACGTATCCTTTCAAAGACTTACAGAAAATGCTAATACTAGTGTTAAGCAGTTCACTGATGAAAATACATTTTTGCCACCAATTAGTGGCGTGATTGAGCCAGGAGAAAATTGGGAATTTGAGAAATACGGAATTACTAATGATATGATTATTTACCCACCAAGAGACATAGACTTTAAAGATCTAGCACTTGTTGTTCACTTAGAAGTGTTGGCTGCTGGAATTGTAGAAAACCCAATTAAAATTCAATCTTTACAGCTTTCATCACAAGCATTAAACTCGTTTATTCCAACAGCAATTGGAACTAAGTACGGAACAGATATTTACCCATATACAAGATCAACAGATTTTACAGATTACAAGCATAGAAACCCTTATACCATTTATAAAGGAAGCTCTCCATATTTTTATTTAACTGGAAGCAGTGGAGTTAGGCTTAGAGATACTGTTGGTCAAGGTGAAGAGCATGGCATTAGAGTTCCTATTAATCAAAATGCCTCAAGCTTTTACAGACTTTCTGGACTACAAATGGCTTTAAGGTATAAAGATAATCTTTTTCCAGAAGAAATTACAGAAGTTTTTCAAATTGAAAACTCAGAATTAAATACAAGATTCTATATGGTTCCAGACACAGCAAACAGAAAAAGAGCAAGAGTCTATGCGGTTGACTCAAATACTGGATTACTTGATTCTAATATTGTGTTTTATGTTAATGGAAAAATTGTTAAGACGCCAGTAATTAACATTGATTCTTGGACAATCTTAGGCTTGGTTTTTGGAACACCTCTTATATTTGACAACTATACTGGTGCTTTAAATCTAACTGGTGAAATTTCTGTAGATAACATTCTTCAGTATCAGTCGTCTTTGTTGGAATCAAATGCTAGATCAACTTATCGTAAATGGTTTGCTGTTAATTCTGTAGACGGCAATCAGGCACATTGGGGGTATTGGAAGACTGGTACAGATCCATCTAATACCCCACCAATTTTAGCAACAACGCCATACTCATGGAAAACTGTACTGTTTTCTAACGAAAGAAGTCTTCCAACAGTTGACGGTGAATCAGTATACAAAAAATATACTGGGACAGATAGAATTGTTGCAGACACAGATAGCGTATTTAGGTTAAACAAGTACCAGTACACATTCTTTGACAACGTAACGTGGCAAGAAAATATTGTTACTCCTGCTTAATATGGTATACTAGTGTTCATGGATAAGATTATGAAGGGCCAAATTGGTAAGACTAAGATCCAATTTGTTGGTGACAACCTCACAAATGCAGGTATTTACGTTTGGAAGAAGTCAAACGGTAAGTTCTTTACCGATGGCGATAACAATGTTTTAAATATTCCAGCAATGCGTGGAGATCAGTCTAAGATTGAAGAGCTTAAAAAAGCAGCTGCATATTATGGTGAGCCAGATGGAGAGGCGGTATTCTTCGAAGGTACTGGACGAATTTCAGACGAAGAACACTCAGAACAAAGGGATCGCATGTCACAGGGACTAATCCCATCTATGAATGACCTTGGTGCAGTTATTGCTGCCAAGAAGACCTTGGAGATGTATGGCGATGAATGATTTAACTAAAATTGCAATTCCAATTAGAGATGACTCATATCTTGATCAGGATGTTGCTGTAAACAATGATCCTTTTACAAAGTCTTGGGATGAAATTAAAAACTATGTGGGCATTGATCCAAACTTTAAGCGTCGTGAGTCTCGTATAGAAAAAACAGCAATGTCCGAAGCCTATATGGATTCTGCAAGTGCCATTGACTCTGGTCGTGAGGATGCTAAATCAAAGAAGCTAAATCCTGGTGCTGTTTATCGCAATGCATACGGTATCTTTGACATCATTACTCCTCCATACGATGTTTATCAGCTTGCTGGATACTACGATACTTCTTTTGCAAATCACGCAGCTATTGATGCCAAAGTAGAGAACATTGTTGGTCTTGGTTATGACTTTATAATTTCAGACAGAACTCTCATGCGTCTTGAAACAGAGGAAGATGCATCAAAGGTAAGTCGTGCTCGTAGTCGTATTGAACGAGCAAAGATCGAGCTTCGTGACTGGATGGAAAGCCTTAACTCAGATGATAGCTTTACTACAACAATGGAAAAGGTTTATACAGATGTTCAGGCAACAGGTAACGGCTACATTGAGGTAGGTCGTACCACAAACGGTCAGATTGGCTATATTGGTCACATTCCTGCAACTACAGTTCGAGTTCGTCGTCTTCACGATGGCTTTGTTCAGATCATTGCTAACAAAGTTGTGTACTTCCGTAATTTTGGGGCATCTAACAAGAACCCAGTTACGCAAGACCCAAGACCTAATGAGATTATCCACATTAAGGATTACTCTCCACTAAACACTTTCTATGGTGTGCCAGATATTATTTCTGCAATGCCCTCTTTGATTGGTGACGGATTCGCTTCACAATACAATGTAGACTACTTTCAGAATAAAGCAGTGCCTCGCTACATTGTAACCCTAAAGGGTGCTCAGTTATCACAGGAAGCTGAAGACAAGCTATTCAGGTTCCTTCAGACTGGGCTTAAGAGTCAAAACCACAGAACTCTTTATATTCCACTTCCAGGCGACTCTGACATGAACAAAGTAGAGTTTAGAATGGAGCCAATTGAGGCAGGTGTTCAGGAAGGATCTTTTCACCAATACCGCCAACAGGTTCGTGACGACATTCTTATTGCACACCAAGTTCCGCTTTCAAAGCTTGGTGGTGGAGAAGCTGCAAACATTGCCGCAGCACTTGCACAAGACCGTACATTTAAGGAACAAGTTGCAAGACCTGCACAGCGTAATCTTGAAAAGATTCTTAATAAAATCATTCGTGAAAAGACAGATGTTCTTGAGTTTAAATTTAATGAGCTTACCCTTACTGATGAACTTGCACAATCACAGATTCTTACAAACTATGTAAAGAATCAGATCATGGCTCCCAATGAAGCTCGTGACGCACTGAACTTGCCACAGCGTAAAGATAGTGACAAGATGATTACCCCAACTGCTAGACAGGCAACAGATTCTAATGCCAACAATCAGCAAAACAGAACTCGTGATGCTCAGCGTCAACAAGAACAGGCTGATAATACTGCTACCACCTCTGGACGAAATCCAAAAGGTGAAGGTAGAGCATCAAATTAAAAAATGATGTATAATATAACAAAATAGTAACTTTTATCAAAAAGGGAATATAATTAGATTAGTATGACTATTCAAAAAGCACACTGGGAATCTGAGGGCGACAACGTTCGCCTCTCAATGCCGTTCAGTAAAGTTGATCAGGAGAGACGTATTGTCTCTGGTTTTGCCACGCTCGATAACATTGACAAGCAGTCAGATGTTGTTACTACAGATGCCTCACTAAAAGCATTTGCCAAGTTCCGTGGAAACATTCGTGAAATGCACCAACCAATGGCGGTAGGTAAGATGGTCAACTTTAAGGAAGATAAGTACTTTGATCCAGAGACAAAGAAGTTCTATAACGGAGTATTTGTTTCTGCATATGTTTCAAAGGGTGCTCAGGATACTTGGGAGAAGGTTCTTGACGGTACACTTTCAGGTTTCTCCATTGGTGGAAAGATGAATAAGTGGGACGATGGGTATGACGAGAAGATGGATGCAGCAATTCGTATTATTAAAGACTACGACCTTGTTGAGCTTTCACTTGTTGACAATCCTGCTAATCAATTTGCCAATGTTATTTCAATTGAAAAGAATCAGGCTGGAGATACAATAGTAAAGGGAGAGGTCACAGACCTTGAAATTGAAAATGTATTTTGGGACAAGCAGTCTGGTCTAGTTATGGTTTCAGAAAATGAATCAGAAGTAAGTCCAACAAGCGGAATTCCAATGCAAAACATTGGGTTTGTCGAAAAGTCAGATTCTGACAAGGTAGACATGATTAAATTCTTGGTTAATAGTGCTAAAGGCATTAAGAATACTGAGATTAACAAGGAGGATAATATGACAGATGAAACAACAAATGTTGAAGAAGTCGAAATCGCTCCAGAGGCAGATGCCGCAATTGAAGAGGTTGTCGAAGAGACTACAGAGGTCGTAGAGGCTGAAGTAGAAAAGGCAGCTAATGATGTTGTACCAGCGAAGCCTGGGTCAGAGGATGAGGAATCAGACGACGACGAGCAGGAAGATGCTGAAGAGGATATGAAGCCAGTTTCAAAGTCAGACGAGGAAATTGTGGAAACAATTACTGACATGAAAAATACTCTTACATCAGCCTTTAGCGATATGGCAACAATGGTTAAGTCACTTAGCGATGAAGTTGCTGCACTAAAGAAATCACTTGGACATGTCAATGAGGTTCTCACTGACGCAGAAAGCGATTTCAACAATCTTGGCAAGCGTATCGATGCAGTAGAAGCAGATACAGCTTTCCGCAAGTCTGGCGATCTAGGCGAGATCGTACAGGAACCAGCAATGGTTGAAAAATCAGTATGGGGCGGACGTTTCCTCAACAATGCCGATCTACTGAAATAAAAAACAAAAAATCACTTGGAGGTGAAAAATATGTCAGAAGAAATCATTAAAAATATCCCTGGAACAGGCGGAACGTTTCCTAACTCAGACGGTCAGTTTGCTGCAGGTGGTATCGGTGGTGTAGCAGATCCTGCTTTTGCTTTTGTTGGTAACAATGTACCAGGAGAAGCAGAGTATGGTCTAACAACAGGTCCTAACGCTGTTAACCCTTCATCCACCGCAAACCCCCTCTACGAAGGTGCTGGTATCCTACGTCCCGAACAAGCTAGACGATTTATCGACTACATTTGGGATGCAACAACCCTCGCTAACGATGGTCGTCGCGTAACTATGCGAGCCAACACTATGGAACTAGAGAAGGTAAACGTTGGAGAGCGTGTGGTTCGTGCTGCTAATCAGGGCGATCCATCATTCACTAACGCAGGTGCAACCTTTAGTAAGGTTGAACTTACAACAAAGAAGCTACGTCTAGACTGGGAAGTCTCAGCTGAAGCTCTAGAAGACAATATTGAAGGTGGTGCTCT